CGGCTTCTTGTTACTGCTTGTATGCACGGGTGCGGCGGTGGGTGTGCGTGTGCCCGATGATGTCCGAAAAGCACCCCCAGAGAAATAGACACCCTATAGATGTGCACTCATACATTACAAAGACCTTTCAATAGCAATCCGAAAAAATACCCCCCAGAAAAGCAGCTTCAACCTGCGAATCTAATAGATAATAGGAGCAGAAGTCCGAAAAAATACCTTTGCACGGCGGTATTTCAATGGATTTCGGGATTTTTGACTATGTCCACGGTTTGGACAATGACAAGGGGTGATTATGTCCACAGTTTGGACAATGAAGGGGCAAAAAAGTTTTGAAAAACATAAAGATGCAACCCTGAGGAGAAATTTTTATGTTATATTGATATCGTGAGAAGTAGTCCTAAAGGAATTTTAGGGCTATTTTTATTGGAGAAAGGGGGCTTTTATATGGCATATGTAAAGAAAAAGACCGAGGAGAAAAAGAAGCCTGGGCGTAAACCGAAATATACAGACCCGAAAGAACTCGCAAAAAAAATTGACGAATATTTTGAAGAATGCAAAGGTGAAGTTTTACTCAACAACGAGGGAAATCCTGTGCTTTACAAGGGAGTTCCCGTTTATACAGATAGGAAAGTGCCGTCTGTTGCGGGTCTTGCGCTTGCGTGCGGGTTTACATACAGACAATCGCTCGATTGGTACCTTAGGGATGCGACGGAAGAGGATAAGGAAAATCCCGAATCGTTTTACTCGATTATAAAAGCAGCGAAATTAAGGATTGAGGTTGCAAATGTCGATGCTTCAATGAATCGCGAGAGCTTTCAGGGCGCGCGGATACAACTCCTTTCAAATTACGGGTACAGCGATAAGCCGACAGTAGAAGTGAATGTGACGAACAACACGACTAAGATAACAAACGAACAGGCGGAGGCTGCCCTTGCCGCACTCGGATACAAGAAGGAAGCGCAAAAGAAGAAATGACACGGTATGTTGTGGATGAAAACGGCGTAATTACCTGTGAACTCGGTGAAGGAGACCGCATTGTAAGGGCGAAATCAATAGAGCAGCTTGAGGATAAAGAAAGAACAGTTTATAAGAGCTTTTGCGTACTCAATGTTGAGGAATATACACTCGTAATGAGGGAGCTTGATAAAAATTCAAAGCTTGTGCTTTCGCAGCTCGTGCCTTATGTGCAGTACACAACATGTCTTCTCGCATTTTCGAACGGGAAACCGATAACAAGCGGAGATATGACGTCCGTTACTGGCTTGTCACGGCATACGGTAGAGAATGCCTTAAATGTGCTTCTTGACAAGGATATTTTGTATAAGGGTAGAAATTCCCGTGAAGTACAGTGGTACATCAATCCGTACATCGTGCATCGCGGCAGATTAACAAATAAAGTTCTGCAAACGATGTTCAGAAATTATAAACCGAGGAGCTGAATAAATGAACGCGGTAGATGTATATACAAATCTTGCAAAAGTAAATTATACGGCGTATGTGCATTATGTGCATCAAGGGAAATGGATTCCAACGCGGATGGGGAAATACATAACAGAGGAAATACAGAATTTTATTGAGGAAGACACGGGTCATCCGTACGATATACTCATAATCCATTGTCCACCGCAACACGGGAAGTCAATGTCTGTTACGGAAACGCTGCCGAGCTTTTATCTCGGCAGAAATCCGACACACAGGGTAATCGAAATATCATATTCGGAAGACTTTGCAAAGCTGTTTGGAAGGCGTAACAAGTCGAAAATTAAAGATTACGGGGAAGAACTCTTTGGAATATCGCTTGCATCGTCACCTAACTCTGCAACGGAGTTTGAAATTTCAAACAATATAGGCGGAATGATAAGTAGGGGTGTGCTTTCGGGCGTAACAGGAAGGCCTGCAAACCTTATGATTATAGACGACCCCGTAAAATCATCACAGGAGGCCAATTCGCAGGCATATAGGGATTCTGTATTTAATGAGTGGACAATGTCATTTAAAACAAGACTTGCTGCAGGCGCGAAAGTAGTCCTCATTATGACAAGATGGCACGAGGACGACCTTGCGGGACGCATAATGGAGACTGAGGAAAATTGCAGGTACATACGTATTCCTTGTGAAGCGGAAGAAAATGACCCACTTGGCAGGGAAATAGGAGAAGCCCTTACGCCGGAGCTCGGTAAGGGCGACGATTGGCTCTTACAGTTCAAGCCGAGCTATATGACAAAGGAGGGAGCTCGTGCTTGGAATGCGCTGTTCCAAGGAAGACCTACGGCGCTTGAAGGAAACCTTATCAAGCGTGAATGGTGGAAGTTTTACGATGTGCTTCCGGAGCTTGCAGTATGGTGTTTGTCGGTGGACGCGACATTCAAAGAGAAGGCTGATAATGATTTTGTATCAATCACGCTATGGGGTAAGACGGGACCGAATATATATCTCGTTGATGAGGTGCATCAAAGGCTTGATTTTATAGGAACGATTTCCGAAATAGAGAACATGCGCGTAAAATATCCAAAAATAAGTATGGTGCTTATAGAAGATAAAGCGAATGGCAGCGCCATTATCAGCACGCTCAGAAACACAATGACAGGAATTATACCGATAGAGCCTATCGGCGGAAAAATAGCAAGAGCGAACGCCGTTGCGCCGCTCATAGAAGCGGGGAATGTATATCTTCCGAGAAGAGCTGCGTTTACAGGAGAGTTCATAGAGGAATTTGCTGCTTTCCCGAACGGTAAAAATGACGATAGGGTAGACAGCAGTTCGCAGGCACTTGCGCGGCTTATGTTCATAGCAGCAGAGACAAAACTACGGGCACGCGAGGAGACGTGGATAGAAAGAGCAATACGCAAGAAAACGGAAAAGAGTACTACGATAGGAAAGGGTGAGAAAATCAATGTTATTTAACATACTGACAATGATAGTAACAAGTATAATATGTTTTTTCTTTTTCAGAATGGGTTTCAATGCGGGAAAAGACGGAACAGTGAGCGCGGTCAGACTGCCGCAACTTCCCAAAATATCGAATATTAAAAAGAATAAGGAAACCGAGAAGATGAACAAGATTTTAATGAATCTTGAGAATTTTGACGGTACAAGCAACAAACAAGTGAGGGTGTAAACTATGGAAAAGACCGACATTTGGATAAAATATGAAAACGGCCGCGATTTTATGAATAAAAAGAGCATTGTATCAAGAACAGACAGAAATTGGATATTTTTCTCAGGCGACCAATGGCGAGGACTTGAAAGCGGCGGTGAAAAATTCCCTGTTTTAAATTTTATAAAGCCTGTTTTGAGATATAAGGTAGCAACAGTATCGCAGAATAATATGACTGCCGTCTATACGGATATGGAAGACAGGACCGACTATGTTGAAGTGTGTAAGCTTCTGGGGCGCATATTTGCGAGAAATTGGGAAAAGGCAAAAATGGATTCAAACATGTGGCGCGTCATAAGAGCGGGAGGCGTACAGGGTGACAGCTATTTGTATTTCGGAACAGCAGATGTTTCAGATGTGCAAATTGTACATAATACGCAGATTATGTTTGGGAACGAGCAGGAGAGCCGTATTCAAAAACAGCCATACATAATTATTTATGAGAGACTGCTTGTCGAGGACATCAAAAAGATTGCAAAAGCAAACAAAATACCTCAAAGAGAAATCGAACTTATTGTAGGCGATGAGGAAACAAATAACGAAATAGGAAACAAGGAAGAAGTAAAGGGGAGCGATAAGTGCATTTCCCTTCTTTATATGGAGAAGAAAGACGGTATTGTCTGGGTGGCAAGAGCAACACAATACTGCATATATGAGAAGCTCCATCCGATAGCGACATATAGGGAAGAGGAGCAGGTGTCGGGTATGCGCTCTTACCCAATCGTAAATTACATTTGGGAGGAAGTGCCGAACAGCGCAAGAGGCATTTCGGAGGTGGAGCAGCTCATACCAAATCAAATTGAGATAAACAAGACACTTGCAAGACGGAGTATGTCGGTTAAAATGACGGCCTTTCCGCGTATTGCGTATGACAGAAATGCGGTGACAGACCCAAGCGAACTTGAAACTGTAGGCGCGACAATCGGACTTAACGGTGCGGCGGGGAATGTGGACACGATGATTAAGTATCTCAACCCCGCGTCAATGTCGCACGATGCGGAGCAACTTTTAAATGATATGCTTAATATTTCGCGTGACCTTGCAGGCGCAGGTGATGCTGCAACAGGAAACATAGACCCCGAAAAAGCATCGGGTGCGGCTATTACGGCGGTAAGAGACCAGCAGGCGTTGCCGCTTAATGAGCAGGTTGCGTCATATAAGCAATTTGTAGAAGACCTCGCATCGCTTTGGTTTGATATGCTTGTGGCATATGAGCCGAATGGTGTTGAAGTGAATTATACTGACGAGGCAGGAGAAAAGCATACTGCTCAAATATCGTCGGAAGAGCTGCTTGGACTTAAACCGAATATTAAAATAGATGTTTCTGCCGATAATGGCTGGACTAAATATGCGGAGCAGCAAGAGCTTGCAAATCATCTGAATGCAGGGCACATTACATTCAGCGAGTATCTTGAGGCGCTGCCAGAAGGCTCGCCGCTTCCGAAAAATAAATTACAAGCATTGATTGAAAGGAGAAATGAACAAAATGGAAACTTACAAATGCAAGAAATGCGGGACGGAGTTCCCGAAGATGCCGGAGGGTCTCTCGGAATACAAGGTGCATTGCCTGCACTGTAAAGGCGATGAGAGCGCCGAGACAGATGTGCAGAACGACGCTTATAATGCCGAAAATGCAGAGAATGAAGTGCAGAGCAGCGGAGAAGATTCCGAAAACAAAGAGGCAAAAGGAGCCGCTGTGGACAGCGATGTAAGCATTGGTGACGGCGCAGATAAAGAGAATACCGAAGCGGAAAATGCCGGGATAAATAAGCAAGATGGTACAGAAAGTAAGCAGGAAGCGCAGAGCGGCGACCTTAAAAAAAGAAAAAAGGAAGCTATGGCGACGAACAGTTGTCGAGGATATGTGGAGGGAGACAAAAACAGCATATGCAGAAGGTACATCAGATGCAGTGATTGCTGGGCAGATTTCAAATAGTTAAAGAGAGAGTTTAAAAGGCTCTTTTTTTATAAACAAAATCAGGAGGATTAAAAAATGGATGATATTTTGATGAACAATACGGCTGCGGAAGTCGAAGGCGAAAAAGTACAGGAGCCCGCCGAACCTGCTATTGAAGGCGAAGAAGTACAGGAGCCCGCCGAACCTGTTTCAGAAAAAAACGATGCTGACAAGGCATTTGCGGAGATGCGCAGGCAGGCCGCCGAATCAAAAGCAAAGGCAGAAGCTGCTGCGCGTGAAAGAGATGCCTACAGGGCAGAGCTTGAAAGGTATTTTGCAGGTGATGACCCGCTTATTGCATCGAGGGCCTACGCAGAACAGAAAACCGAGGCACAGATACGCGCAGAAATCCAAATGGAGAACGACATAGCCCAAATGAAGGCAGAGAACGAGGCGTACAGAGAAAGAGCAATGAATGCGGAGATAGAACTTGCAATGGAAAACGACCTTAAGGAAATCCAGAAAATTGATCCAAGTGTTAAGTCTTTGGACGAACTCGGAGATACATTCAGAAGCCTTATTGCAACAGGTTGCGACGCCACAAGTGCGTATTACGCAGACAAAGCAAGAAGGGACAAAGAACATATAACTCCGGCAACGCCTCCGGGCGAGATAAAAGCTCAGCCCGGAGAAAAGGACTTTTTCACGAGAGATGAAGTGATGAAAATGTCAGAGGCAGAAGTCAAGGAGAATTACGAGGCAATTCGTAAATCAATGAATAAATGGTAGGAGGACAAAGATATGAGTTTTCAGAATTTTATTCCGACAGTATGGGCGGAAGGTATAAACAGAGAGCTCGAAAGAGCCCATGTTTTTGTTGCTGATTGCAACAAGCAGTATGAAGGAGAAGTAAAGAAACAGGGAGATAGCGTGAGAATCCTCGGTGTAGGTAAGCCGACAATTTCAGCAACAACATCGAAGGATATAAAACTTGGAGACGCTGAGACTGTGGAAGACACCGCGGTTACAATGCCAATCAAACAAATAAGATATTTCAACTACAAGGTTGATGATATTGACAAAAGACAGGCTGTAGACGGCATAATGGAAGCGCTTTCCAAGGAGACATCGGAAGGCCTTGCTGACGAAATGGACAAGTATGTTGCGGACCTTGCAAAAGCAGACGAAGCGGTTTTACATACAGAAGCACCGACACAGATTACAAAGGCTAATGTTATAGAGACTATCGACGAAGCCCTTGTAAGGCTGTATGCGAACGATGTAAAGCCGACGAGCAAAATTACCCTTACGGTGCCGCCGTGGTTTTATATGATTCTCAAACAGAGATATGTAGATCTCGATACGGACAATTCCGACATGTTGAAAAACGGCAAAGTGGGAAGATACGGAAATGTTATTGTTAAGATGAGCAATAATGTTTCATCGGCAACGCAGAGCGGACACGATGCATCGCTCATACAGCTTAAGACGGACAGGGCAATTGCATTTGCAAATCCTATGACGCATGTTGAGCCATACAGACCTGAAAAGAGTTTTTCGGACGCTGTTAAGGGTTTTGTACTCTTTGACGGCAAAATCGTAAGACCGAAGGAAATGATAGTACTCAACTGCTATAAGTAAGGAGGTAAGGAATAATGGCTAAGACTGAAATAAAAAAGGAAAATATCAGGCTTAACGCCTGGGGCGAGGTAGAATTTACGAAGGTTGCAGCAGGAGCGGACGGCGCGCTTTGCGACATGACCGGAAAGGATTACGCTACACTCATAATCGCTCACAATACATCGGCGAGTGCGGCAGCGACCGTAACGGTGAAGGCGGGTGATGGGATACAGGGTGCAAATGACCTTGCGGCTCATCAGGTTGCAGCAGGAGGCTTTGCAGCAATCAGATTAGATTCGGGCGATTTTAAGCGTATAACGGGAGACGATAAAGGCGCGGCCCTTATTACAGCTTCAAGCAATGATGTTGAGATTGCTGTTGTAGAGTTACCATAAGAGGCGGGGTGCTTGCCCCGTTTCTTTTTATATGGAGGAAGTTATGAATTACAGAGAACTCAAAGAAGAACTTGTCGACCTCGGGTTTGAGGAAGATTCCATAATGACGGATGAAGAGTATATAAGAAAATTTGCGAGCGCAAGTAACAGGGCGATCGATTATATAAACACGACGGTACGGCCGTATGTAAAATTCGTAACATTGAAAAGTCCGGGGATATATGACCTTGCGGAAGAGGTTAATGATTTTGTGGATTTTTTCGAGAAGCCAAAATTCAACGAAAACGGAGAAAGAAAAACGCTTAGCAGATATTTAGTCGAGAGCAAGACAAAAATCGTATTACCGGTTGATTTGGGGGATATTGATGTGTACTACAAGGCATATCCGACAAGGCTCACAAAAGATACCGAGGACGATTTTAAAATAGAGCTCGATAATCTTGTGCTTCCGCTTATAGCCCCGCTCGCCGCATACTTCCTTTGGCTTGACGACGACGAAAGGAAGGCAACAATGTACTATAACATTTACGACAGCAAGAGGCAAGAAATCATAATGAATGAAGAGCAACAGACAGGAGCTATATTCAGCGGAGGTGTGAAATGGCGCAGTTAAACATTCCGGCGGCGTCGGCGCTCAAAACATCGCGATACAGCGAACTGCGCGGTGTGGATTTTTCGCAAGACCCGTCGCTCGTAAATAAAAAGCGTTCGCCTATGGCAATAAATCTCATATCGGACGCAGGGGGCAATCCCGTAAAGCGTGTAGGGTGGAGAAAACTGCATGATGTTGAAAGTCCTGTCCATAATATATGGTTTGGCGAAATTAACGGCGAAGAAAAAATCGTTGTTCACGCAGGAAGTAAAGTGTACGAAATGACTGATACAGCGTGTACAGAGCTTCATACTGTCGGAAACGAAAAGGGCACAGGCTTCTTTATGCGAAAAGACGATAAGGGTTACCTTTGGTTCACTGCGGGGAAGCACTATTATTACTATGACGGTGAAAAGGTTGGACTTGTAAAGGATATAGCAAAGCGCCCGAAAATTTTAATATCGAGGAATCCCGACGGCGGAGGTGTTACGTTTGAGGAGGTTAATTTGCTTACTGGAGGTAAGACTGTATCGTTTCTCGGCGATGACAAGTCTAAGGTGTACAAGTTGCCTGTGGAGAATATAGACAGTGTGGATGAAATCCGAATTATGGGTACAGATGGAAAATTTAGCGTGCTTGCCACAAGTGAATATACAGTCGACCTCACTGCGGGAAAAGTGACATTCAATATTCCGTATAAATGGGTAAATCAAGGTGAGGATAATGTTGAAATAGATTATACGGATAACAACGCAGAGAACATTGCCCGCATTGAAAAATGTACTATTTCTGCTGTTTACGGCTATAACGCTATAAACAGAGTGTTCCTTTCGGGTAATTTAGAGTACAGGGCGTATCAGTGGTATTCGGGTATTTATGACCCAACGTATTTCGGTGATTTGTCGTACGCTATTATTGGTACGGGCGAGACTTCAATAATGGGATACAGCAAGGTCGGAGAGTATCTTGCGACAATAAAGGAGGATAACCAGCAGGATTCTACGATATTTCTTACATATGGAGAGCTTGACAGTGATAACAAAATTGTATTTAAAACAAGACAAGGTGTTGCTGGTATTGGAGCTATTTCAAAAGAATGTTTTGTTACGCTTGGAGATGAGCCGCTATTTCTTTCAAGGCGAGGTATATACGCGATAACATCAACACTTCTCTCTTACGACAGAGTAACGAAAAATCGTTCGTATTATATTGATAAGAAGCTTACGGCAGAAGAACATCTTGAAAAGGCTGTTGCGTGCGAGTGGGACGGGTACTACTTACTTGCTGTCAATGAAAAGGTATATGTGCTTGACAGCAGACATACATCGGGAAACAGTAATACATCAGATTATTCGTACGAGGCGTACTATTGGGAGAATGTGCCAGCAGTATGTTTCCTTTCTGCCGGCGGCAGGCTGTATTTCGGTACGGCTGACGGTCGCATATGTAAATTTAATACCGATGTATACGGTATGACAAAATTTAACGATGACGGGGAGTATACGACTGGCGGAAGTGAGGTGAGGTATGTATCGGGCGGGAAACCGATTGTTGCTGAGTGGGCGACGCCGAACGATGCGGACGACGGGGTACAGTATTTTAAGACGCTCAATAAGAAGGGTTGCCTTGCGGTGCTGTCGCCGATGACACGCTCGTCTTGCGAGTGTTTTTTTGTGGCGGACGGAAATCCGGAGGAGCTTGTCACGAGTGACACTTTTGATATCTTTGACTGGGAGGATATTGATTTTGAGCGCTTTACTTTTTCTACAAACGAAACTCCGCAGGAGGTGTATTTCAATAAGAAAAAAAAGAAATACAAGCGTCTTCAGATAGTTATAAGGAACAGCGCTCTTAATGAGGGTTTCGGTATCCACGAGATTGTGAAGACTTATTCGGTCGGGAACTTCTCAAAGAATAGGAGGGTTTAAATGGAGAAAATAACGCAGCAGGAGATAGAAAGCGTTTATGTGCAGGGTGAATCGACTAAACTGACGGGGACGGCGCAGGAGAATAAGCGCGTTTTCGATAAGCTTCCGATTATGATTGTAGAGAAGATAAATGGTATTATTGATGAACTCAGCGGAGAATCGGGAACAGAGAGCATTTCAGGTAAATTCAGGGGTGTGGTAATGTCGCTTCAAGATATAGTAAATATGATTGATTTGGAAATGGGCGAAGGTAATATCGAAAACAAGCAATATGTAAATGAGAAAATTAAGGAGATAGAATCTAAATATTTACCACTTACAGGCGGAACACTTACAGGCAATACAAAAATTGAAAATGAAGATGCAACATTACTAATACAAGAGCCGGGAGGTGGTAGTTGTATAACTGAGTGGGCGAATGCAGATCAAGCAATTATAGCGGTTGAGAAAAGCGGTAATGCAGTAATAGAGGCAGCAGCAAGTGAAAGTGGAACGATAACAGTTGAAGGAAAAACTTCTAATATTTCTCTTGCAGCTAATGGAGTATCCCCGAATCTTAATATGCGTGCTACAAGTGTAAGAAGATATATAACGGGATTAACAGAGCCGAAGTCAGCATCAGATGCGACTAATAAAGATTATGTTGACAAACAGGCAGCAAAGAACAAAGTTTGGTATGGTATATGCGAGACGGCGATGAATATAGCGGCGAAAGAAGTAAATGTCGGAGATGGTTTTGAACTAAAAGACGGAGTGAAAGTAAGGGTTTATTTTGATATGGGAAACTCCAACTCAACGGAAACATTGACTTTAAATGTGAATGGCACAGGAGCTGTCTATATGTTGCTATCAAATGGTGATGAATTACCATACGGTTTTATATCTCAGGGATATTACACCTTTACTTATTCAAATACTAATTGGGGTGTTTCTGCTTGGATAATTGATAATGTGAAAACAGCAGGTCGGAGCAGCTATGGTGTTGCAAGAATATTGGACAGTCCAAGCGCAACGATAGGCGCAAATACCGGCACTGCAGTATCGCCGAAAGCACTTCAAAGTGTTAAAGATGTTGCTGACGCAGCGTTGCCGAAGACGGGTGGTAATGTGAAAGGTACATTAGTTGTAAGTGGAAATGGTACAGGGTCTATTTTACCACGACTATCAGTATTACATACTAATGGCCAAACAGCAATATCCGCTGGCGCAAATGGGACTACTTTTGAGATGGCGCAATTTGATAATAATGGCGAGCAAGTACAATCTGTGGCTGCGTCGGCAACAGGGAGCTCTTCGCGCATACAGCTGAATGGCAAGTCACAATCACAAATAACATTGAAATCGCAAAACGGTGTAGCTGTTGGTATTGTGGCTACTGATACAAGAAGGTTTATAACACCACTTACACTCCCACAGACGGCGGGTGACGCGGCGAATAAGGCGTATGTCGATAAGAGCATTCCATACGGCTCAATAATGCTCATAGATCCAAATTTTATACTTGATGGATGGCTTGTATGCGATGGAACAAACGGTATGCCTGATTTGACATCACACAATATTGATGGTTTTGTATGGTGCTATAAGAACTTTTAAAGGGAGGATTTAGTTATGAAAGATGTAACATACTCAACAAACAGCGAGAAGCGAATGTTTCAGGCGATTCAAAAAGCGATCGGAGCATATCCGAACGGTATCATCGGCGCGCAGACGATGAGCGACCTTGCGGCAAAAGTCGGCGCAAACTGCTTCCCCGTGACGCTTCAGATGTATGGATACCCCGTTATAATCGGAAATGATCTTCTTGCATTTGACCCGAATGGCGGGCTTAAAAACTACAACAATTCGATATCCGGCAGCTTTACATATCCAAGTGGTAAGACTCCGTGTTCAATTCTCATAAATAATGGACAAGCTGTGTATTCAGCGGCCTGTCACGCACATATCGGCAAACCTGAAAGTGTACTTTACAGACTGAATAACGGAACATTTGGTATCAAGAAATGTAAGAGTTCTGCAGAGCTTCCCAAAAGCGTTCGCTGGGCTGTCGGCGGAATGGGTTTGCTCGACGCTTACGACCCTGCAGGCGAGGGTTTCAGCGGCGCATACAGTGATGTACTTAGAAAAACTAATCATACTGTACTTGCGGTTAAGAACGGAAAAGTATACGGCGTGTACTATAAGAATATGACGGCAGCGCAGATTAACACGCACTGCCGTGATAAGATGCAGTTTGAGTATGCAATTATGCTTGACGGCGGCCATATTGCCGCTATCAACGGTGCAGAGAAATTTGCACAGATAAATACATCACAAATGCAGGGATACGGCATTCAGTTTATATAGGAACTGCCGAGAATTTCTGGGTAGTTAGGAAATGAACTATCCGAAAAAATTGGATAGTTGAAAAATGAAGTATTAAGGATTTTTTAATAGTTGAGGAGGAAAAGTGATATGAAAAAAACGATAACGACAGTCAAAGAGTATAACGATGAAGGGAAACTAATAAAAGAAACAATCACTGAGACAACGGATAATGACCTTAATCGAACTCAACCGTTCGTGCCATATAACGAACCCCTTAAACCACATACACCTAATTGGTGGGAGACTATAACAGTAAGGTGGAATGCCGCGGTATAGAAGGAGGTTTATATGCCATACATAACAGACGGACGAATAACAAAGAACTTCACAATCGCCGAGATGACAAACAAGCAGGCGGATGATGCTGTAAAGCTTGTGCTTACACCCGAAGCCATTGAGCACGCACAGATGATTCAGGAGCTTCGCGACTGCTATGGCAAACCTCTTAATGTATCAAGCTGGTACAGAACAAAGGCGTTTAACAAGAAATGCGGCGGAGCATCAAATTCCGCCCACCTTGACGGCCGCGCGACGGACATAAACAACATCGACACAACGGATAACGAGACCGTAAAGCGCTTTACATATTGGTGGCAAGCTATATGTTCTGTACACGGCAAAATAGGCGGCGTTGAGGTGTACAAGTGGGGAATGCATTTTGACAGTAATTCGGATAAATTCGGCTGCAAAGTGTTTAGATATAAGGATAACAGGTAGGAGGTAAATATATGAAAGATACAATAGCTGTAGGTTTCGGCACTGTACTTAGCCTCATAGCTTCACTGTTCGGCGGGTGGGATCATGCGATGATATCACTCGTTATTGTTATGTGCGTCGACTATATAACGGGAATTATTGTTGCCGGTGTTTTTCATAAGTCATCAAAAACTGAAAACGGCTCGCTTGAGTCGCGTGCTGGGTGGAAAGGCTTGTGCAGAAAAGGGGTCACGCTGCTGGTCGTGCTTGTTGCTTGTAGGCTTGACCTTTTAAGCGGAAGCAACAGTATTCTGCGTGATGCTGTGATTATAGCGTTTGTATGTAATGAAGTGATTTCTATTATTGAAAATGCGGTGCTTATGGGAATTCCTGTTCCGAATAAGCTCGTGGCGGCTATAGAAGTGTTAAAGAAAAGTGATGATGAATAGGGAGGAAATAAAATGGCAGTAAATCAAAGTGTTATAAATCAAGCGAAGAAGGATTATGCTGATGCGCATGCAAGAGGTGATAAAGCAGGAATGGCGGCAGCGCACGAAAGAGCAGAGGCTGAAAGAGCAAAGGCGGGTTATTCCGGTGGAGCAGACGGATCTAAAAATATTCCGTTAAATAATAATGCTGCGGGAAGAACGAACAGCTCTTCAAAATCATCATCAAGCAAGTCATCAGGAAGCAGATACGATACTACTGTATATACTCCGGAGGGTAGCGCTGTGGCGGGATACATTCAAAATGGACAGACTTACCTTTCAGACGGTACACGAATAGGTGAGGGCTATACGAGTGTTGACAAAAGCGGCCGTTACTGGACGATAAAAGACGGAAAAGGTGTTGAAGTTGAAAGACTTGGTCAGTCAGACTATACAAGGACATATGATGATATTGCGAGAATACAGCAGGATTCTTATGATAATATACTTGCACAGAAACAAGCGGCGATAGATGCGAGTATTAAAAAAAGTGTAAATGCCCTCGAGAGTCAAAAGTCCGGCATAAACGATGCTATGGATAAAGCGGCGAGAGAGGAGTACATAGCTCTCATGAAGTCGAAAAAGGATCTTCCCGAGCAGTATGCGGCTGCCGGAATGAGCGGTGGCATTACGGAATCGGGACTCATAAATCTTGATAACAACTACGCAAATAATATTAAAGATATAAATACGCAAAGGACATCACAGATTGCGAATATAGATAATGCTATAACGGATGTCAGACTTACAGGTGATATAGAAAAGGCACAGCAAGTCGCAAATATTGCGCAGCAGGCGGCAGAATCGTACCTGTCACTTGCGACGAACAGGCTTGCGCTTGAAAGGGAGCTTGCTTCCGAAGCAAAGGATGACGAGGAAAGACAGCTTCAGTATTATCTAACTTACATAGATGCTTATGCGGATAATCCGCAGGCTGAAATAAACAGGCTTTTGGCGCAGGGAGTATCTGAGACGGATCCGCGCGTACTTGCACTTAAGAGCCTTATGGCGCAAATAAAGCTTAAGAATACAAAATCGTCGGCAAGATCCGGTGGGTTGAATGACAATACTAAGAAATCCGTAAGCTCGCATACGGTAAACGGTCTTGATGTAAGCGGTACAGACTATCAACGAGTTCTTGCTAATTTGGGAAGATATTATGATTCACCGATGGCAACTGATAACGGTGCGAAAACAA